CTTTCAAATTTCCCCGGCGGGATATTTTTGGTAGTTGTACAGATATTTTCTGGGAGGTTCAAATGGAGACAGAAGTTAAAGAAGTTTATTACGACAAGTATTGTAAGACATGCAAACACAAGGATGAGGCTGAATCTTGCGACAAATGCAATGAATGTTTGAATCAGCCTTATAACATTAATTCACATAAGCCTATTAACTATAACTAATTCTCCTGTATATTTGTGTTTAGGCATTCGGCGTCTTAATTGGGGATACAGTGCACTAAGTAAACAAGAGGTCACTAGCCTTGTTTCTCTCCTTTCAAGAGCAATATTAAAACTGTTTATCACCTTTCAAGAGCAGTATTAAAAACTGTATCTCCAGTTAAGGCGCTGAAACTGCCTAGAAACTATACTAGAAGTAATTAGTAAGTATTTAATAAGTATATACAAAGTGAGGTGAACTCTGTGGAAAGAAATAAGAAAGAGTTGCCGCCTACTAGTTCTGCAATAATGCCAGAGAATCAGGAATCAAGAATGATTGGTTATGCAATGAATTTAGCAGAGCAGCAATTACGAGATGGTACAGCTAGTTCACAGGTAATTACTCACTACCTTAAACTAGAAGCCAGTAGAAGAGAAAGGCAGGAGCAGCTAGAGATATTACAGTTACAGAAAGAATTAATAGCTGCTAAGACTGAAAACCTTAAGTCTTCTAAACGTATGGAAGAAATGTTCCAAGAAGCTATGAGAGCTATGACTATGTACGGAGGAGGAGTCAACTAATAATGAAAAGGTCCTATAGCGAGATGTTAACTTATAGTAGCTTCGAAGAACGTTTTAACTATCTTAAACTAAACGGTAGAGTAGGAGATGTTACATTTGGTTGGGATAGATATTTAAATCAAGCTCTCTATACTTCAGACGATTGGGAAGCAGTAAGAGACAAAGTAATACTACGAGACAAAGGATGTGACCTAGGTTGTCCCAACAGAAGATTATCGGGCTCTGTAATAATTCATCATATAAACCCAATCTCCCGGGAAGACATACTCAATAGAAACCCAATTATATTCGACTTGGACAATCTAGTCACTACTTGCCTCAAAACTCACAATGCAATTCATTACGGTGATATTAATTTATTAGACAAAGACATTGTAATTGAAAGAACTCCTTTCGATACATGTCCTTGGAAAAGATAGGAGCACATATGACAAACAGTATATTAGATGATGTCAAGCTCCAATTAGGAATAGATGAAACCGATGATAGCTTTGACCCTCAGGTAATCGATGCAATTAATACTGTATTCGATATACTTAATCAGATAGGTGTTGGACCTGCCAATGGGTTTTACATTGAAGATAATACAACTACTTGGGATTCTTATTTAAGTGAACATGGTAAGACATTAAGAATGGTGAGAACATATATGTATGCTAAAGCTAGATTAATATTTGATCCACCATTAAGTAGTGCAGTCATGGATGCCCTAAATAAGATTGCAGATGAAACTGAGTTTAGATTAAAGTTTCAAGCAGAGTATGATAGATTCAAATCTATTACCGGAGATACCGGAGAACAAAACTATTATAAGTAAGGAGGTCCTCAATGGAATACACTGCGGTAGATGTGGATGTCGGTGAGAATTTTATAGAACACCATGGCATCCTGGACATGAAATGGGGTCGAAGAAGATTTCAAAATCCTGATGGAACTTTGACGCCTGAAGGCAAAATAAGATATTCAAGAGAAAAAAGAAAGCAGGCAGCTAAGAACCTTAAGAAAGCAAGGAAAGCTCGAGAAGCCAGCAAGAAGAAAGAAATGAAGTTGGCAAAAGAAAAAGCAAAGGTAGAAAAGAAAAAGGCCAAAATAGTAGCCAAAGGTCTCGACGAGGTTAAGAAGAATTCTAAATTATTTAGTAATGAAGAAATTGCTGATCTCGTTAATAGAAACCAACTAGAATCCAGACTTGCTGATGCGGCAAACAACAAGAATATGCAGAAAGGTAAAATTAAAGTGGATAATGTATTAGACTTTATGGGTAAGGCTGCTAGTATTGCCGATAGTGCCGGTAGAATCTATAGAAACATTAATCCGATACTTGAGGATAATGGTGTTTTCTTAAATAGAGATAAAAGAAATGATTACATCTATAATAGAAATAATATTCTCAAGAGACGTAAATACGACGCTATGCAAAAAGAATGGGACGAGGCTATGGCAGATGCTAAGTACAAGTTCCTCAAAGAGAATAAGAATTCTAAAGACCTTATGTATAGACTTGCTAAAGCTGATATTGAGAAGGATGTAGTTAAGACCGAATATGAGAGAGATCATCCAGGTGATAAAAAGAAGATGACCATTGGCGAAGCCACTAAAGCGATTGATAGAGCAATCGATCGAGATGGCAATTCTCTCGGCGTTGATAAAGACGATCTTATTGATTTCCTTTTAGATAATAATATTATTACGCAAAGCAATAAGAAGAAATAGATAAAAAGCAGGTGATGAGATGAGTTTAAGTAATACCGCCACGCCTTACTATTATGGACTTTTTAGAGATGCGGTCATGCGAGGTGAGATACCTGTATGCCAGCAGATCTCAATGCAAATGAATCTTATAGATAATTTAATAGCGGACCCTAGATATTACTATGATGAGGATGCTGTTAAAGGCTGGATATTATTCTGTGAGAATGAATTAACTCTTACCGATGGTTCCGACTTACATCTATTAGATACATTTAAATTATGGGGTGAAGACTTATATGGTTGGTTTGTATTCATAGATCAAGAAGTTCCAGTACCAAATCCGGATGGTAGTGGCATGCACTATGAAGTCAGACATGTTAAACAACGATTAAGAAAGAAACAATTCCTTATAGTAGGAAGAGGAGCGGCTAAGTCTTTATACGACACTTGTGTGCAAGCATATGAATTAGTAGTTAATAAGAAAACAACACATCAAGTAGCAACGGCCCCAACAATGAGACAGTCGGATGAAGTATTATCTCCATTCAGAACTGCCATTACAAGAGCAAAAGGACCATTGTTTAAATTCCTTACAATGGGCTCTATACAAAACACTACAGGGTCTAAAGCGGAAAGACCAAAACTGGTATCAACAAAGAAAGGAATTGAATCATTATTTACTGGATCATTACTTGAGATAAGACCAATGAGCATTGATAAATTACAGGGTCTCAGAGTTGCATGCACCACAATCGATGAATGGCTATCTGGAGATACCAATGAAGATGTAATCAGTGCTATTGAACAATCAGGTGATAAGGGAGATAATCCAGAATACATTATACTTGTTACTTCATCCGAGGGTACTGTACGAAATGGACCTGGCGATACAATTAAGCTAGAGTTAATGGATATTCTCAAAGGTAAGTACTCAGCGCCTCATGTAAGTATATGGTGGTATAAGTTAGATGACATAAGCGAAGTAAGCGATCCTAGTATGTGGATAAAAGCTAATCCGAATATTGGTAAGACAGTATCTTGGGACGCGTATCAGAGAGATGTTGAAAGAGCAGAAAACGCACCAGCAACTCGTAATGATATTCTTGCAAAAAGATTCGGTTTACCAATGGAAGGTTATACATACTTCTTTACTTATGATGAAACTTTACCATTTACAAATAAACAAGACTTCTGGCAGATGCCATGTGCTTTAGGAGGAGACTTATCGCAGGGAGATGACTTCTGTGCTTTTACATTTATATTTCCACTATCATCTGGGGCATTTGGTATTAAAACTAGAAGCTATATTAGTAGTAGAACATATGAAAACTTACCGATGGCAATGAGAGCAAAATATGATGAGTTTATTAGTGAAGGTTCATTGATAGTAATGGACGGTGTTGTTCTTAACATGGAATTAGTATATGATGATTTAGATGGACATATAATGGATAAACAGTATGATGTAAGAGCATTTGGGTATGATCCGTACAACGCCAAAGAATTTGTAGAACGTTGGGTTTCAGAAAACTCTGAGTTCGGCGTTGTTAAAGTTATTCAGGGTGCCAAAACAGAATCCGTGCCGCTCGGAGAACTCAAGGCATTAGCTGGTGAAAGAATGTTGATATTTGATGAGAGTTTAATGCAGTTCGCTATGGGTAACTGTATTACAATGGAAGATACAAATGGTAACAGAAAATTATTAAAGAAGCGTCGTGAACAGAAGATAGATAACGTAGCAGCTATGATGGATGCATGGGTGGCCTATAAACTTAATCGAGACGCTTTTGAGTAAAGGAGGGCATCAAAATGAACGATGCAGATTACTTCGATGCCTGCTATGATATTGGCGAAGATTACTTAGCCCATTATGGCATTCTTGGTCAGAAATGGGGTCGAAGAAGATTTCAAAATCCTGATGGAACGCTAACACCATTAGGTAGAGAAAGATTATATGGCGAAAACGGTAAAATGAAAAAAATATCTGGCGTGGCAAGTTTGAAAAGTGGCAACGTAAGTGTTCCTTTTCGTTACAATGGTTCTATTCCTAAAAATAAATTGCATAGAATGATGGCCACAGCAGACGCCGAAAGAAGACTCGATAGGCTTGATAATAAAATAAGCCGTAAAAAACTTAAGGGTAAGGATACTTCAAAGCTTGAGGAGAAGCGTAGAAAAGTAGCAGTCAATAAAGATCTATATTCCGAGGGTCTTAATGCAGCGGATAAGGTAATCGGTAAAGCTGAATTATATAAAAGAGACCGAAGGATTGGTAAGATCGCTGGCATTCCGCTTGCAACGGCCGCCGCAATAGGAGCTAGGTTTGCAGGATACTACGGACCATTGGTGCTATTCTATTAAAAATTAATCAAAATAAACAAGGAGAAGAAAAGATATGAGTAATTTTGCAGATATGGCATATGATAATTATCTTATGCATTACAGAACTAAGGGCTCTAAGAATGGCTACACAAAAGACCCCGACTATACACCAGTTGGTGAAAAAGCTAGAAAAATGCAGATCAACAAGTATTCTAATCAGGCCCGTAGAGGCGATTACGCAGGCATGCCTTCATCAGTTGGAGAAGCTAAGGAAAAAGAAAGAAAATCTAAGATTGATAGACTTGCCGAAGAAAATAGGGAAAAAAGAGCCGAGATGAAGGAGTTTTATTATTATCCGGGAGGCGATTATGCTGGTATGCCTTCATCTGTTAGAGAAATCAAGAACAGGCAATGGTTGGATGAAGCCAGAGGTATGTACGATGATCGAATGGGAGAGATTAGACTGCGCCGTAGGCAGGCCGATAAGGGTGATTACGCAGGAATGCCTTCATCAGCTAGAGCGGCTAAGGAAAATGCCAATAGAGCATCCGATATTAGTAGACTTTCCAAGCAGGCTAATAAGGGTGATTACGCAGGAATGCCTTCATCGGCTCTTGCTGCAAAGGAAAGAAATGCAGAGATTAAGAAGCTTCATGGCCAGGCCAATAGAGGAGATTTAGGTGGCATGCCTTCATCAGCTAGAGAGGCTAAGGAAAACGCTAATAGAGCATCTGAGATTAGTAGACTTCGTACTCAGAGACTTAGAGGTGATTACGCAGGAATGCCTTCATCAGCTCTTAAAGCTAAGGAAAATGCAGAAATACAAAGAAGAGAAGAAGCTAAGGGAAGATACAATAGACTTAATATGCAGCGTGAGGCAGAAGCTAGACGTAAGAGAGAATATGATCCAAAGATGCTAGCGGAAAATGAAGAACGCAGAAAACTTCTTGCCGAATTAAGAAGTAAGCGCAAACGTCCTGAAACGAATAAGTTTAGAGCTGAGGAAATGAAAGCTCAGGCCGAATCTAAACGCTTAAATTCAGCATATGAAAAGTCTAAGCGTGAAAAAGCGGCAAGCGAAAATAGGGACCGCGAACTTCTACTTGCAGAAAATAGAAGAAGACAAAGAGTGGCTAGAAAAGAATCAGAAAGAGCAAACGAAAAAGCCAAGGCAGAAAAAGATAGAGCAGAAAGAGAAAGAACAGGAAGGGAATGGGAAGACATAGTAAATCTTAGTAAATCTAATTCAGCTCTTAAATCTACCCATGGATACGGAACTCCTAGAGGATGGCTTGAGGAACGTAGGAAGCTATTAACTAGCAAAGGTTTTAAAAGAATGACAAGTAATGGCAAAAGAAGAAAGGTATAAAAATTCAAAATGGGATTAATTGATAGATTACAGCATGGATGGAATGCTTTCATGAATAAAGACCCAACAAATTCAGTTATCTATAGTATAGGTCAATCATCTTATAGAAGACCAGATAGACCTAGATTTACTAACGGTAATGATAGAAGTATTATTACTAGTGTATATAATCGTATAGCTATTGATGTTGCTTCTAATAAAATTATTCATGCTAGATTAGATGAATCAAACAGATATTTGTATGATGAACCATCTGACATTAATAACATATTATCGACTGAAGCTAATATAGATCAGACTGGTAGGGCATTTGTTCAAGATATGGTTCAATCCATGTTAGATGAAGGATGTATAGCTGTGGTACCAATTGATACAGATATTGATCCAGATACAGCTGCTTTTACAATTGACAGCGCTAGAGTATGTAAGATATTGCAGTGGTATCCAAGACATGTATTAGTACGAGGATATGACGATAGAGATGGTATTACTAAAGAAATAATAGTTAGTAAGAAAACTACATTGATATTAGAAAACCCATTCTATGCAATAATGAATGAAAGAAACTCTACTGCTCAAAGACTTATTAGAAAGTTAGCTTTAATGGATTCACTGGATGAAGCTTCTAGTTCTAATAAAATGAACTTGATATTCCAATTACCTTATTCAGTTAAGTCACCAGGAAGAATGCAGCAGGCTAATCAGAGAATACAAGATATTGAACATCAGCTTGTAGACTCAAAGTATGGTATAGCTTATGTTGATTCTACAGAAAAAGTAACTCAGCTTAATAGGCCTATAGAGAATAATCTTCTAGAGCAGATTAAGTATTTAACTACTGAGTTGTTTGGTCAGTTGGGTATTTCGGAAGAAGTTATGAATGGTACAGCGCCAGAAGAAGTTATGAGAAATTATTACAATAGAACAATAGAACCGATACTTGGTTGTATCTCAGACGAGATTAAGCGTAAGTGGATTACGAAAACTGCTAGAAAACAGAAGCAGTCTATTGTATACTTTAACGATCCGTTTAGACTTGCGCCTATCTCATCTATTGCAGATATTGCGGATAAGTTTACACGTAACGAAGTTCTTAGTTCTAATGAAGTTAGATCTATTGTTGGTTTCAAGCCTGTACAAGATCCTGCAGCAGATGAACTTAGAAATAAGAATCTTAACCAGAATGATGGTATGATAACTCCACCGGCATCTACTGCTGATGAAGCTAACTACGATAATGGTTATAATGAATAAATAATTAGGAGGAAAAATTCAAAATGGCAAAGATTCATTACGATTTTAGTGGATGGGCCACTAGAAATGATCTACGCTGTTCGGATGGAAGAACGATACGAAAAGACGCTTTCATAGATAATGATGGCACCGTAGTTCCGCTTGTCTGGCAGCACAACCATAACGATGTTTCTCAGGTACTAGGTCATGCTTATCTAGAGAATAGACCAGAAGGTGTATATGCTTATGGCGTATTCAATAATAATGACCGTGGCAATGAAGCTAGAGAACTCGTTAGGAATGGCGATATTAATGCATTATCGATATTTGCCAACAATTTAAAACAGAACAGATACAAGGATGTTTTGCATGGTAGCATAAAAGAAGTGAGTCTTGTATTAGCTGGAGCAAATCCAGGTGCTTATATTGATAATGTAAGTATGGCGCATTCCGATGATTATGAATTTAACGATGAAGAAGCAGTCATATATACCGGACTTACTTTGGAACATTCTGAAGAAGGAGGATACATGGACAATTATATTGATGACGAAGAGCTCGACAATGAAGAGTATGATGAAGAGCTTGACGACGAAAAATATGATGAAGATGATGAAGACGAAGAGCTTGATGATGAATACGACGATGAAGAATATGATGACGAAGAATATGATGACGAAGAAGATCTCGAGCATTCGGACAAGAGTGATTTAACAATTAGAGATGTATTTGATACTCTCACTGATATTCAGAAGACAGCAGTATATGCCGTAATCGGAGCTGCTGTTAATGGAAAAACTAATAACAATGAGGAATACGAGGAGGACGAAGAAATGAAACACAACGCATTTGACACATATGAAGAGGACGGCAATGTTCTTTCACACGCAGACTTTGAGGATCTTGAATACAAGGCCATTACAGACATGGGTTCTTACGGATCACTTAGAAAGTCAATTCTAGCTCATGCTCAGGGAGATTATGGTATTGAGAATATCGATTGGTTGTTCCCAGATGCTAAGGAACTTAATACACCACCTGATTTCATCAAGAGAGAAACTGAGTGGGTTAGAACTGTAATGTCTGGAACAAAGCATGTACCATTCTCAAGAATTAAGACAACGCATGCTGACATCACTGCTGATGAAGCTAGGGCGAAGGGTTATATTAAGGGTAACCAGAAGACAGAGGAAATCTTCACTCTCTTAAAGAGACAGACATCTCCTCAGACAATCTATAAGAAGCAGAAGCTTGATAGGGATGACATCATTGATATTACAGATTTTGATGTAGTACTCTGGATGCGTGGAGAAATGAGAATCATGCTTGACGAGGAAATCGCTAGAGCAATTCTTATTGGTGACGGTAGAAATCCATCATCTCCAGACAAGATTAAGCCAGACTGCATTAGACCAATTGCTCTTGATACAGAAGGCGCAGAAGTATTACCAACTGGTAAGGGCGCAGGTCTGTACGCTATGAATGTAGATACAGTATATCCAGCTAACAGTACTAGAGATCAGAGATGCGATTTAATGCTTGAGTCTGTTCTTCTTTCTAGAAAGGACTACAGAGGTTCTGGTGATCTCACAATGTTTACAACTGACGACGTGCTTACATCTTTCTTACTTCAGAAGGATGGTATTGGTCATAGACTCTACAAGGACGAGGCTGCTGTTGCTCAGGCATTCAGAGTTAAGAGAATTGTAACAGTTCCTGTAATGGAGAATTTCACAATTACAGATTCTGATAAAGTAGTACACACTCTTGATGCTATTATCGTAGACCTTCACGATTATGCAGTTGGTGCTGATAAGGGCGGAGAAGTTAATTCATTCTCAGACTTCGATATCGATGTCAACCAGGAAAAGTATCTTATCGAGACAAGATGCTCTGGTGCTCTTATTAAGCCTAAGTCAGCTTTCGTTGTAAGACATACAGTTGCTGGTACCGCTGCTGAGACTGGCATGGTAGTATCAGCTGGCTGATAAAGAAAGGTAAAAATTCAAAATGGCAAAGATTCGTATAAGAATAGGCTTTGCCCTGCAGGTCAAAAATCCAGATTATCCTTCTGTATTTGAGGAACAATTAGTAGAAAGGCCATATTACGCTGAGTTAATGAGGGATTTCAGCGTAAATTGGCAACCTGCGGATAAGGCAATAGACGACATAAATCTCAAACATGAGATCAGCATACTTGCGGACAGCTTTGCCAATAAAAATGGTGCATACATGCGGTATGCTGTTATTAAGGGTACTAAATGGAAAATCGAATCTATTGAGTTTCCATACCCTAGAATTATATTATCGATAGGAGGTGTGTATAATAGTGAGGAATAGAGCAGACCTAGACGCTTTATTGCGTGATATTTTAACTGGTAAGATTTCTAACTTTTACTTTGCACCTCCATCGAATATTAAAATTAGTTATCCTTGTGTAATATATTATAAAGAAGGGGCAGATCATATACAGGCAGATGATCGTAAGTATATTAGCACAATGAGATACAATCTATCTATCATAAGTAAAAGCTCTGATTTTAATACAAGTTGTACAGAATTGCTATTGGAAAAATTACCTATGTGCAGACTTAGTAATTGCTATGTTTCTGACAACTTATATCATGATGCTTTAACTGTATATTTTTAATTTAAGGAGGGCCTAATTATGGCAAAATTAACTTGGGACAACGTAGGCGAGCATCTTTACCATACTGGTAATAAGCAGGGAGTGCTCTTTGTATCCGATCCAACTGTTGTAGGTTCAGGCAATAGACTTGCTGGTTACGCTAATGGTGTAGCTTGGAACGGTCTTTCAACAGTAAATGAGACTCCATCAGGTGCTGATGAAAATGCTATCTACGCTGACGACATGAAGTATCTCGCTCTTAGAGGTGCAGAAGACTTTGGTGGCACAATTGAGTGCTACACATACCCTGATGAATTCGCAGCTTGCAATGGTGAAGTATCACCTATTCCTGGCATGAGATTCGGTCAGCAGGGTCGTAAGGCATTTGGCTTTGCATTCATTTCAACAATCGGTAACGATACAGAAGGTAATGAGTATGGCAAGCAGATTCACATCATTTACAATGCAACATGTAATCCTTCTGAAAGAGGTTATCAGTCAATCAATGACTCACCAGAAGCTATTGCATTCTCATTCGAGTTTACCACAACTCCTATCGCTATAGCAATCAATGGCGTAACTTACAAGAATGCATCTAACATCATTATCGATTCTACAAAGTGCACACCAGCACAGTTCAATGCCGTACTTAATGCTATTCAGGGAACCGACCCAACAACTGAAGGAGGCGTTGGAACAGATTCATACCTTCCTTCACCAGCTGGTATCTACGCAATTATGACCGCAGCAGCTTGATCAATTATTTAATCCATGTAAAATGTAATTCAAGGAGATCTAGAATATTCTAGGTCTCCTTATTATTTTAAAATTCAAAATGGTAGAAAAAAGGAGATTAATACTATGTATACAATGACTCGTGAATATGAAGATTTCTTCGGTAACGTAAGAAAGGAAGATTTTAGATTTAATTTAACTAAGGCAGAACTCCTCAACCTCGAGACCTCAGAGAATGGTGGTATCCAGGGAATTCTCCTTAAGATTATTCAGACGCAGGACGTAGCAAAGCTCATGGAATTTATGAGAAAGTTTATTGATATGTCTTATGGAGAAGTTTCAAATGATGGTAGAAAATTCATCAAGTCACCTGAGATTCTTGAGAACTTTAAGTCAACTCAGGCATACTCTGATATTTATACAGATTTAGCTACGAACTCAGAGGAAGCTACAAAGTTTATTACAGGTATTCTTCCAAAGGATCTTTCTAAGGATATTAATGTAAATGAACTTCCTAAGGAAATTAAGGATAAGCTTCCTTCTACATATAATAAGCAGCAGTAATAAAGGAGGGTCAATGTTAGAAATAATTGTACCTGCTAATAAATTGTGGAATGCTGAAAAAGAAGAATTCGTCAATGTAAAAGCAGCTAAATTACAGTTGGAACATTCATTGATATCTTTAAGTAAATGGGAAGCGAAATATGAAAGACCATTTCTTAAGGTATATGAAAAAGATAATAATGGTCCAAACACAATAGAAGAGTTAAGGGATTATATAAAATTCATGACCTTAACAAATAATGTTGACCCTAATGTTTACTTATGCTTAACAAATGAAAATTTAAAAGATATTCAAGACTATATAGGTAAAAAGATGACTGCGACAACATTCACTGATAATAGTCCTAACAAAACTAAAAATGGTGATATAATGACGTCGGAAGTCATCTATTACTATATGGCCGCGGCCCAGATACCTTTCTCTTGTGAGAAGTGGCATTTAAATAGGTTATTAACTTTATTGCATGTAGCATCTATAAAAAGTAATCCAGATTCTAAAAAGATGCCTAAGCGAGATGTTAGTGCTTATTATGCTAAACTCAACCGTGAGAGAAGAGCCAAGTTTCATTCGAAAGGATAAGTATGATTAAATTAGGTCACGCAATTTATGATGAAAATGGTAAATCAGCTGGCGGTAAAAAGGGCGATCAGACTGGTAAAGAAGTAACAGTATGGGATTACTATATCTCAGGTAAGAAATGGGATTATGTAATTCGTATACGAGATGAAAACAAAAGAGACTTATTTGCTAGAAAAATTCTTGCAGCTTGTAAGAATGACAAAATCGGTTACGACCAATGGGTCAGAACAAGTCTATATAACGAAGCTAAGAAGAATAATTACAACATCGGAAAGATTAGTAATTATTGCTCATGCGATTGTTCCAGTCTTGTTGCTTGCTGTGCTATTGGAGTAGGCATTAACGTCCCTTATAATGCTTACACAGGAAATTTAAAAGAGGCTTTCGATAAAACAAACATGGTCGATATATTTGTTGATACCGATCATTTAACAAAGCCAGATCATTTAATGAAGGGAGACATCTTACTCCGAGTAGGTCACCACGTTGCCACCGTAGTAAGTGTTTAAAAATTCAAAATGGAAGGAGATTCCTCATGATTACTTTTAGATCTAAAGGCAATTGGGATTCAACAATTAAGTATCTTAAGTCCATCTCTGATAGTAAAGTAAGAGAAACTTTAAATTATTATGGACAGAAAGGTGTTGATATTCTTCGTGAGGCTACTCCAAAGGACACGGGTAAAACAGCTGCCTCCTGGTCTTATTATATTACGAAGACTTCCAAGGGTTGGACACTTAATTGGAATAATTCCAATGTTGTTAATAAAACGCCTGTAGTAATTGTATTGATATACGGGCATGGAACGAGAAATGGTGGTTATGTTCCACCTAATGATTTTGTAACTCCAGCAATGAAGCCTCTATTTGAGGAAATTGCAAATGAAGCGTGGAGGAGGATTTATACATGAATGATACACGTGTCGTTTCGATGCAATTTGATAATGCTCAGTTTGAAAAGGGGATCCAGAAATCTTTGGATTCCCTGGACAAGCTTGACTTTAAATTAAATACAACAAAAATTACTGATAATTTTAAAGATAGTTTAAAAGATATTGGTAATAATATTAACAAATTTGTATCGAGCATTAAAGCGGATAAAATAGCTAGAGAAGTTAATACTGCTGTAGACAAAGTAGAAGCAAATTTTAATCTAAAGACAATGCTTATGATGTCTGCCGTTCAGAGTTTAACTAATCAGATTTTAAATAAATTAATACCAGCATTCAAAAGAATGACATTTGGCAATATTACTGCTGGTATGACAAAGTATGAGCAAAAGACAAATTCAGTTAAAACTATTATGTCTGCTACTGGTAAGACTGTAGAAGAAGTTAATAAACAGTTAGATAAACTTAATCAGTATACAGATGAAACCTCATACAATTTTACTGACATGGTAGATAACATCGGTAAGTTTACATCAGTTGGTGTAGAACTTGAAGATGCTGTATCTGCTATGGAAGGTATTGCATCTTGGGCTGCTTCGGCCGGTCAGAACGCAGGAGCTGCATCTAGAGCAATGTATAACTTATCTCAGGCAATGGCAGCAGGTTCGGTTAAGTTAATTGATTGGAAATCTGTTGAAAATGCCAACATGGGTACTAAAGCCTTCAAGGAACAAGTTATACAAACAGCATTAGAATTAGGAACACTTAAGAAAGCAGCAGATGGAACATTCAGAACTATAGCTAAAGGTACAGAAGTTACAGCTGCATCGTTCAACTCAACACTTTCCGAAGGTTGGTTTAGTTCTGATGTACTCATGAAAACATTAACAACTTACAATGAATTCTTCAGTAAGATACAGGAAGCATCAGAAGCTGAAGGTAGAACAATTACAGATTTACTTGGTGTTCTCGAAGCATCTGAGGATGGTAAGTATTCTAATGAAGCTATACAGCTTGCTAATAAATACGGTATTACATTAGGTACTGTAGGTGAAGAAGCATTTAGAGCAGCTCAGCAGGCTAAGTCATTTACCGATGCCATTGCTGCTACAAGTGATGCCGTATCTACTGGCTGGATGAAATCATTTGAGTTGATTATAGGTAATACAGAAGAAGCCATCGATTTATGGACAGAAGTCACTGAGATATTATGGGAAGTTTTTGCTGGTACCACAGAGGCTCGTAATGCTGCTCTACAGTTCTGGCACGATAATGGTGGACGTGATGCGCTAATAAATACATTACGTAATGCTTGGGAAAGTTTATGGCAGACAATAAGCGCTGTTAAGTTGGCATTCCTCAAGGTATTCCCACCAAAAGCTAAGGAAGATATTTTAAACTTTATTTCACTAACTGAGAATTTAGCAGAAAAGTTAAAGCCTAACCAGGATACATTAATGAAAATAGCTGAAATTTCTTTTCAGATATTTTCTGCCTTAAAACCTGTGGTAAAGCTTGTTGCTAATCTCGTTAGAGCCCTACGTCCATTAGGTAAAGTACTCAATACAATCAAGACATATTTGCTTGATATAATGTTATATTTATCTACATTATTAAATAAGTATGTTAGTCAGTTAGAATCTAATGGAGTGTTTGATAAAGTAGCAGATAAAGTATTACATGCCATTGATATTATTGCCAATGGTCTTATTAAGGGTCTTGCATGGGTGCGTTCTACATTAATCGATTTCATTTCATCTCCTACATTTAGGATGATAATTAATGTCGTATTATTAATTAAGAATGCATTTGTATTGTTATTTAATACATTAACATCTGCAGGTACAATAACATTTGTGGGTAGAGCTATATCTACAGTAGTTAAGTCTATAGTAATAATATTAAAGCCACTATTATATATATTATCTAGTATTGCCGGATCAATATTAAACATAGCAGGCGGTATATTTAATATATTACTTCCTGCACTTAAAGTAATATTTAGTATTGTAAGTTCTATTCTACCAATACTATCCGCTATAGGTAGTGTTGTACTATCTTTAGTTGGACTTATATTTACAGCTATATACCAGTTAACTAGATTTATATTTATACTAGGTAAGTGGGTTGCTGCAAACGAAAAAGTAAAGAAAGCGGTCAACTCAATAGTAGCGTTCTTTAATAAAATAAGTGATTCTATACTCTCTGTTAGCAATGATTTAATTACCTTTGTAGATTCATTTAAAGAAACAGGTTCTATCAATGTGGCTTTAAAGAAAGTTGCAGTTACGTCTACAGGAGTTATAGGTTCCATAATTAAAAAGATAGAAGCCTTCAAGCAAGCACTAAAAGATAATAATATTAATTCATTTGGCGATGCTGTTATATTTGCATTCAAAGCGATATTTGCTTGGCTTGGTAAACTACTCGAGAGATTTAATGCCACAATACAGCCTATCTTTGATAAAGTTATATATTTCTTAACTAATATTCTCACTAAGGCTATTGGCGGATTGGCTGAAGGTATAGATTTCTTAGCTGGTAAAATTGAAAAAGTATTTGGTATAACAACAAGCGGAACGGACGAAGTTGCCGATGCAGCTACTAGAGGAACTAATAGTATTGTAGATACTATTAAATCAGCCTCAGGCAAGATAGTTGCTATTATTAAAAGCCTTGACTGGGAATTAATTGGTATGGTTGCTGGTACAATGGCTGCCATAAGAGCCGTTATAATGGCGGATAAAATAGCAAATGCTGTATTAGGACTTATTAGAAAACTTAGTAAATTAGCAGGCTATGTCGGAGGCATACGTGCTGTATTTGTAGAATTAAAAGATCTTATATCTTCGTTTAAGGCAGAGAGTAATGGTACATTCTTACTTAAGTTTGCAGCTGCTATTAGCATTCTAATAGCTGATATAGGGCTGCTCATGAAACTAAGACAGTATGATCCAGAGGGATTAGAATCAACGCTTAAAGCACTAAACAGAATGATGATTACACTGGCCATTGTACTTGTATCACTTAGAGTTGTTGGCCTAGCAATGGACCACTTAAGATTGTGGGATACATTCCACGTTCATGTTATTGCGTTTGTAGGATCTATTTCATTACTGTTATTATCTCTTGGCTACTTGAGTAAGCGATATGGTAATGGAATCGATGGTACTGTACAATTACTTATAGACGTTGGTATGCTTGTAGGCTTATTGCTCTTTGTAGTATCATCATTTACATTGGCAGCCGCCTACTTCGCGAAGAAAACAGAAGAAATTAAAACAGCTTCTGGCTCTATAGTTGCGATGGCGTTTTCATTAACATTACTCATGCTCTCGGTAAGATTTCTTTCAGTCAAAATGGGAGCATTTAATTCATCAATGACTAGTGATGAAGTATATACATTATTACTTAATAACTTACTTAAGTTGATGAGTTATGCAGTTACAGTATCTGTTGCTTGCTGGGGTATTGCCAAGGTAATGAGTGCAGCAGCAGGATTAGGATGGCAAGCAGCTATAGGCATTGTAGCATTCTCATTAACGTTCGGAATCCTAGTAGTGGATGTTTTATTGCTAAGATTAGCATTAAGTAATTTTGGCGGTGAATTATTAATAAGCGGAGATACAGTTACAGCATTAATAACAGCTATAGGTATATTTATGGCTTCGGTTGCTGCTCTTGCTACTGCGATGGCTGGCGGTACAGTTCCTTTAGTTAAACTAGGACTTGCTTTATTAGCTTTTTCTGGTTCGTTATTTCTAATTATAGGTGCTGCCGCTTTGCTAGTATATACTGGTCATATGGTAGCTCAAGCTACTGCTACAGCTGATCAGACAATGAGATTAGTTGGCGGCATGCTATGGGCAATGATATCTGCCATAGTATCAATGGTAGGTATAATAGCAGTATTAAACAAAGTATTAGCCAATATAGGTACCGGTGGATTATTGTCACCAAATAATCTTACTGGCGGATGGAAATTGTTAGGCTATGTATCTTCGATTTTCTTATTGGTAGCATCGTTCGCAATATTAGCACAAACTACAAAAGATATTTCAATTGGTAAAGTATTATCATTAGGTGTTACTTTATCTATAATGATGTTTGCATTAGCTTCTATAGTACAAGCTCTTGGTAGTTCTGAGAAAATGATGAGCTTTAAGTTTGGTAATATGCTCAAAATAATTACTATAATAACCGCGCTTATGACACTAGGCAGTAATATGGCTAAAATGAAAGATATAGATATGATCAATCTTATAGCAGCCGTATCTAGTATGGCGTTTCTTATGTTTGCGTTAGCAGAACTAATAAAAGCGTCATCATTACCGGAAGAAAAGTCAAAGGGGCTCAAGAAGAATATTAATGCAATGGTTGGCATGATACTTAAAATATTTGGTGGTATTGGTTTAATTATAGTTGGACTTACTGCTATTATTGATAAGTTTAGTATTGACGAAACAAAAATGCTAACTATTGTTGATAGCGTTAATAAGATTGCGATTGTAATGGCTGCGGTCGCCGGAGTATTTTTACTTATCAGTTCTATTGTTATAGAATTATTATCATTAGATAAGAAAAGTAGCAGAACTGACGCGGCTGGTACGTTACAGAGCACAATGAAAACGTTATCGTTTATGATGATATTGATTGGTACTGGAATAGGTGCGTTATTATTAGCGGTAGCTGGAGCTGTTAAACTATTAAGTCAGGTACAAGATCCAGAAGCATTGCTTAATGAAATCGTTGAATATACTTATATTATTTCTGGAATGCTACTAGCAGCAGCAGGATTGATAGCTGTTATTGGTTATATGGCTAGTAAATATAGTAAAAAAGAGACACAACAGAAACAAAATATAGGTTTGTTTTTAATCCGGTTCGCCGGTATGATTGGCGTTCTATTGCTAGGCTTTGCCGCACTAGTCCAGGCATCTAAGGGAATTAATGTATCCAATCTGGTACTTGCTGGAATATGGGCGATTGCTATAATAATTATAGCGTCGAGCATGGCTTTTTGGATGATGGAAACTATGGATGATATCGCAGATAATTGGGACGATGATCACAATGCAGCTGTTAAAAGTCTTACAAAATTGATGCTCGGAATAGTAGCCATTGTATTATCATTAACTGCTTTATTTGCGGTGATAGCAGCATTGTCTAAAGTTGCGGATTTTCCGAAGACTTTGGGATTGTTTGTTGTAGTATTTGGTGCTGCAGTATTGTTACTTGTTTTACTTATAAAGCAGGTAGAAAAGTTCACAAAAATTGTAGCCGAAGGTAAAGAGAAAGAGAAAGCATTCGAGACAGCATCTAAGGGAGTTGAAGGAGTAATTAAAGCTTTTGAAGGAGTAGTTAAAGCTCTTGTATTATTAATGGTATCATTAGTTGCTATATTCATGCTATGCTTCTCAGTATCCAAAATTGTACTAGCAAATGGTAGTCCAGCAGAGTTATGGAGCGCTATTGGATTATTCGCAGTAATAGTTGCAGTTGCAGCCGCTCTTATAGCAGGATTAATGGTTGGTATTGGACTATTATCTAAAGAATCAACTGGTAGTAAAGTAGCAATGGTCAAAATGGCAGCATCTTTCTTAGTTGCTATGGTCGGCGCTATTTCAGTATTAATAACAGTACTTACGCTATTATACGTATCTTGTCTTTATATTACACAAAGCTATAGCCCAACAGAAATTAAGAATGCATCCGATTTGTTCTCAAGCATCATGGGTGTAGTAACTGTAATGCTCGTCGGAATTGCCATATCAATTGCGGTATTACTTTGGAGCGTTAGGTCATTCTCAAAGCAGACTGGCATAGCATTAGTCGCTACTGTTCTTGGAGGCATGGTAGCTATAATAGTAGTTGTCGGAATATTGATACGTACTTTGATGGAATCAATAATGCAGCTGAGCGAGGTTAGTATATCGTTTGGTACTAGAAAGCTGTATAATGATCTGATGTTTATGGTATCCGTTTTAATAGGCAGCTTAGCTCTTATTGGTATGCTTATATCATGGATAACAAAGAATAGCGTAACCTCTGTAGTTGGTCTTGGCGTATATCTTGCAGGCATTACAGCGGCGATAGTAGTCATTGGAAGCTCATTATCAAAAATAGTCAATGCTATATGTGATATACCAAGCGGTAAGACATTGACTGAGCTAGATAATGTTGGAAAATTCTTAGATAAATTAGAAGGAATTATTATAATGCTTTCGGTTGTCGGCGGTGTTGTTGGTCTTCTAGCAAGCATTCCAAATGCGAAACTTATTATAGTAGGCGTTATAGCTTTGCTTGTAGCATTTGTAGCAGTTGTAAAGATAGTAGCAGACACTATAAGGGATGGCTATACTAATACAGACTTAATAGTTCAATCTTTCAGCGATATGAAAGGTGTGCTAGACAACTTAAAGACACCTATAGAAAAGATTTCTGATGCACTACAGATAATGGTTGACAAATTCAGTAAGATACCAAAAGCTGTTGACGATGCTAATGGTGCATTAGACAATTTCGATACCGATAAGCAGGAAATGCTTGATAAGTTCTATGGCGAACAGTACGGTAAGTTTAATAGCATTAAGTTAAACGATGTAGATCAAAATGACATTAATTCTTCTAAGAAACCACCAGTGAAGCCTGGCCCTAAGAAACCACAAGTGAAGCCTGGCCCTAAGAAATCTCAGGTTGGATTCAGCGGTGGCGGAGGTGGTGCCGGTGAGATTAGCGATACAACATTAAATAATTCGGTCAATGAATTAACTGATGCTGTTAATGATAATACAAAAGAAAATAAAGTCAATAATGCTAACACACTAAGACAGACAGAAGCTATTGAACACAATCGCGTCTTTGATAAAAAACTATCTGATAGAGAACTTCCACAGTATGAAATAGTATCAACAAATCCTATTGATAAAGTAAAGGCAGCTTATGAAAATCATCAAGTTGAAAAGACACAAAAGAAGTTAGATATAGTATTTGATGCCATTAATGACAATCCAACATTCCAAAACATACTGGAAGCAGTTAATGGAATATCTGATTTCTTCGGAGCCGATGGCGCATTTAAATCTATAAAGGATGTATTCTTTGATGAGAATGGTAAGTTCAAGTCATTAAGTGATATAACCACTGCAATAATAAATGCCATTGGCGGTACTGAAAAAGCTGGAGATATTCAGAATACCATCTTAGGTGTGATAAATAATGTTACTGGTGGTGTGTTTAAAACAGCAAGAGATAAAGCAGCTGATGAGTGGAATGCTCGTGAAAATAATCCTTATAAAATACAGAAAAGAAGCGATGGACGCTATGAGTTCGTAGATGAGCAATACAGAAAAGACCTTTCATTAAATAGCAGATTAAATGCAGCTGTTAACTCAAAGGAAAATAGTGTTGACTTTGCTAGTGATGTTCAAACCGCTATTAATGATGGTGTAACCAATGCGTTTGATACATTTACAGATAGTGAAGAGTGGAAAACATTTAAAGACGCACTTCTAGGTGCAACCACTACAGAAGACGACGATGACGATAAGAAGAAGAATTCCCAGAAGAGTGAAACTCAGTATCTTGTAGGAATAAAAAATATTGCAAAGAAGTTGGCATCACAGACAGGTATGTCATATAATAGAGCCGCTAAGAATGTAACAGAATTTGCACAGGCTCTGGCTCTTGCTGATTTACAGGCTTCAAATAGTTATGAAAAATATGAGAAGAATGAAGATGCGGTAAAAGCTATGGCCGAACAGTATAAGGAATCATTTAACGAACTTTATACTACAGTAATCGATAATATTAAATCATCTTATTCAAGCAATCCGTTTGATAAATTCGTAACAAAAGCTCCTATGTCAAAAGGAAGTATGTTAAGGAATTTACGTAAGAGAGCTGAGAAGATTAAAGAATACGTACAGTGGATGAACGAACTTGCAAGTCAAGGTAAGGTAAGTCCAGCAACATATAACTGGTTATTACAACAGGATCCAGAAACAGCTTATGGATATTTAAAGAATTTAAGAAAAATGAATACTGAAGAGTTAAAGGAAATTAATGGATATTTCTCAGATATTACAACTTTAACAGCAGATCAGTCAGACTCATTAATGGCGTCATTTACTCAGTCAGGTAAGTATACAGCGGAAGGTTTTGCTAATGGTTTATATTCTGTAGACGTAGTAGAACCTGTTAAGCAAATAGCCAAAGATGCTCTTAAAGCACTTAATGATGAGCTTGATATTCATTCGCCTTCTAGGAAATCTTATGAGAGTGGTACATACTTTGATGAGGGTCTTAAGAATGGTGTTAATGACGGAATTCCTGATATTCAGACAGCAGTGTTAGGTTTGGCAACTAAACTTATGGAAGCTTTAGACAATGGTATGTCATATGAGGATTTATATTCTAAGGGTAAATCCTCAGCAGAAGGTTTTAAGCAAGGCATAGCCGATGTATTAGTCAATGATACAGAAACTGGCGGAATAGAACCTATCTTTACAAACAATACAAATTATACATATCAGATGAATCTTAATTCGGATTTTGTTAATAATATATCAGCTAGTATGGAAACAATGATTAACAACCAGAACACCATTATTAATAAGATGGAGTCTATACAGACATCTATTGATAAGTTAGGTTCTATGACATTTAATGCTTATATGGATCCGTCCAAGGCAGCAAGTGAATTAGGACCTCATATTAATATATGGATGGGAAGGCAAGCATTAAGAACAAGGAGAGGTAATTAATGGCAAGTGTTTATTATGAAGGAGAGCACTCGCTAAATTTTATACCAGAGGGAGAATCGGGCACATGGAAAAATACATGGGAAGAGTGGGGATTAGCTCCAACTTCCCGCCCGGTTATTTCCTTACCCGAACCCGCAACAAATTATGTAGAAATACCAGGAACATCTGGAGCGCATGATTTGACGGATCAGTTCGGGTATCCTGCATATGGAATGAGACAGGGATCCATCGAATTTATGGTGGTCCCTGAATTTTCCAGTGTAAATTCTAAAAATTCAAAATGGAATTACAGGTATGCAAATTTAGCAAATTACTTTCATGGTAGAAAGATGTTGATGTATTTAGATGATGACCCAAATTACTACTATAGTGGACGCTGGAGTGTTTCATGGTCTTCGCCTAGTGGCAAGGGAGAACTATCAAGGGTCATGCTAAATTATACGCTAGATCCTTGGAAATATGTAAAAGAAGGATGGAGAGGTCTTCAGATTCCTACGGGAAAAATTGGACGCACCGGAAATTATTACAAGTATACAAGAGGATCAAATGGCGAATTCATCAGAGGCGATTTAATAAGTGCGAACAAAACATTGAAAGAAGCAATGGCGGATAGCGTAACATATATGACACAGAGCCCATATTTTAGAGCTACAGGAATGAGTAGTACACAGCAATGCGTTATAAATTATTCAAATAGTGATTTTACTAATGCACTGTCCGTAAGTAATGTTATAAATAAAAACGATGAAATAACAAGATTCCCATCTGTGATTATAAGACAAGCGGATGATAATTGGGATATTAATATAGAAAAACCAACTTATGCAGCTTTTGAAATAATGTTTAGACTAGGGAGGTTATAGTATGTATGAAATTATGTGGGCTGATAATATAAAATCTGTACCGAAAAACAGTGTTTTCGAAGGAATTTTATACAACGAAGATGATCTCAAACCGTATAAGAAATGGAAAATTGAAGAGGATAGAACAAGAGGATTCGATACATTTATAGTATATAATAAAAATACTGCCAAAGAAGTAAAGCTAGTATCTTTAGAAGAGTACAATTTGAATACATCAGGCAATCCATATCACCCAGGTAAGGAAATATCAGATGATATAGGTTATATTACACTTAATATCAAAAAAATGCGCAATCTAATGAATGAAAATGTTGATTATTTCTATCATTTTAGAGGTGTTGAAAAAGATACTTTAAGCATAGTAAATGTATATTTTACAGTTAGATTAAATAAAGTCATACCTTTATATTATTACTATAAAGGTGATAGTGGCGAAGAAGTACGTTCTGATACAGTATGGTTTAGATTATATGATCAGCAATATTATGATTGGGAAAGTGATAAAGTTAGAACATTACCGAAAACAAATCCATACGAATTATATTATAAGCCTAAAGATACAGATATAAAGAATATTAAGTCTGTATCGGTACAAAATGGTCCATATGAAAGACATAAACTCGAGATTGAAGATAAAAACAACGGTAAAATAATAACTGATATGGTAACTATTACTACATCTACTATAGCGCCAACCGAAGAGCCTTATACATATACAGTCAATGCAATCGATACCAACAATACTGAGTATCAAGGTACTGTACCATATATGATCGATACTAGAAAAACAACATCATTTAATGCATTTGTATTACATAATGGCACTGGAGATATGGCGTTTGATGACGTAGATACCAGTGATGATATGGATGATCGTATAAGAAGTTCTAATATTGTTAATATGGATGGAACAGAAGAATTATTACTAAGTTCTTTTGAAATATTCTACGATAAAGAAAGTTTAGGAGCAGAATATAGAATCAGTAGCAATATACCTAGTGGATCCGAATATGGTACATGGACGTTGTCCGTAGATTATAATAACTGTCCTAAGGGTACATCTAAGTTAATATTCACTGGTATGGATAGATATGGAAACCATCGTGTATTAAAACTTGAAACCGTTATTAAGTAAAGGAGGAAATTCAAAATGGGAGCATTTAAGTCAATATATACCGACTATGCATGTGAACCCAGCCAGACATTAGTTAGTCCAAAACTTACATTAGAAGCCAATGCGGCTGGATCATTAGAATTCTCCGTATTACCTGAGCAAGATGGTTATGATAATACTTATACGAGACCTAGAAATGGATATTTGATAGTTCTTAAAGACGGTGAGCCGATATGGGATGGTAGAGTAACCACTCGTGATATGGACTGGAATAATGCAAAGTCTATATATGCGGAAGGTGCTCTATCCTATCTCAATGATATTATGATACAGAGCCTTGAAGATACTAGTGATTTTAAAACAGCTAGAGCTAATGCCAAGACTGACTTAAAGAAGAAGGAATCGGCATATAATAAGGCGAAGAAAGCATGGGAAGATGGCGGTTCTGTAGGAACTGGTGATTTATATAATAAGTATATCACTGCTAAAAAGAATCTAGGTTGCGCTAAAAAGAATTATGCTAATTGCGCATATAATGCAAATATAGTAGACCCAACCGACGATGAATTACTTCTTGAATTAATAGAAGATGATTATTATGGTGAGAATGGCCCTAAGATATTTGAAATGATGCTAGAGAAATATAATGCTCAGGCTGAAAATTCTAATGTACATAATCAGTTTGCTTTGGGCGATGTATTTGTTCCGGCTATTCATGAAGCATATGAAGCAGTTGATGAAGATGATTATCTTATAGAATGGGATAGTCCAGACTTTACAACTGTGCATGAATACTTTAGTTCAATGCTACAGAAAATTCCAAATACATATTTATCCGTAACATATGAATATGATAAAAATAATTTATTAGTTAGAAAGCTTAACTGGTTATTGCAAGGTGTAAATAAAGATAATATTAAAACTGTAAAAGAATATTATAATACAAATGTAAAATCAGCTAAAACAGCATATAATACTGCAGCAAAAGCTTATAATAAATGGTATGTAAAAGCTTACGATTCTGCTAAAAATGCTGAAGATATAGATGCTGCCATTAAAAGTAATTCTGAATATGCTACTAAACACAATCCACTTGTAACTGCTACAAATAATTTAAAGACAGTTAATGCTGCATGGAATACTTACATTAAGCATCTTGTCGATTATAGTTCGCCTGATATTGTTGTTAAACAGACAGTAAACTTCGGAGAAAACTTATTGGATTTTAAAAGAAATATAGATAGTACGGAAATGTTCACTAGATTAATTCCAATAGGTGAAGATGATTTATATTTAAATGATAATAAATCTTCAGCTGCCATATATGTGCAAGATAATGAACTTGTAGCAAAGTATGGTGTTATAACCCGTAAGATGAACTTTGATAAGATTCGTGATGTAAAAACACTTAAGCAGCAGGCTAATGCAGAACTAGCAAAGATGAAAGCACGAATAGATGGAAGTAAAGAGTCTATTGAAATAACAGCCCTTGACTTAAGATATTATGATTCGAAGGCATATTATGGTAAAAGTCTTAATATATATGATGTAGTTGATTGTATTTCGGCGCCACATGGATTTTTAACGTCTAATAAATTTCCAGTACTTAAAGAAGAAATTGATATGGCGCAACCTGAAAATACAAAATTTACCCTGAATGCAATAATCGAATATCAGAGCGCAACATCTCAGCTAGCTTCTACGTCGGCAAGTGCGATGGCGACTGCGTCAACGGTATCTACATTAGGTGCTAGAAAAACTGGCGATAGTGGTGGTGGAGGCGGCACTGGCGGAGATGGCAATAAGATATATACAAGCACGGAAAACCCTGACGAGACAAAAGGTAACGAAGGCGATATGTGGGTCAAGTATGAAACGCAAGACCCGATTGAAATATTGGATTGGGTTACATTTAAATCTTTTAGCTTTACTACTGATGATATGTATTTCGAAAGGGGCATTATAGACCGCAATAGAGTTACTATATTCGCTTGGCTTTTGCGGTTGGTTATTACAATGCAATCTTCTTATAGTGGACAATTACTCAGAGCAATTCCTATAGGAATACCATCACCTAAGCCTTACGGGATTGCATTCAAAGAGCCTATTTACAATCCAGGTGATACTCCCACAAAGTATACTGTCACGGAGTTAGGTACTGGTGGAATTATTACAGAAGAAGATTTTAATATTGATGATTATATTGGCACAAAATTAGAAGTCAGTCTAAATAACGTCCCTGGATGGCCGGATAATGGCGCAACAGGAGACATATTTATAAAAAATAGTGGCGGAGGTTCGGACACAAAAATCATTGACACACATTGGGATGACTATTCATACTATCCTGCCAATCCAAAATTTAAATTCATCATTGACGGTCACAATGGGGCTGTTAAGTTTCATGGTTTCAATTTGAATCATAGTGGTGGCGATCTTTATGTTCCGGGGAACAGTGCGGTTCCATACCGCCAAGGATCGACACTTGGATTAGCAGTTTTTTATTCCGAAGGTGCTACCGATAAAGCGGTTTTAAATTTAATACCAATGGATGACAATATTATCAGTTATGGCGATGTCAGAGAAACAATTACGGCTCCAAACAAAATAAAAAATGAGCATGTTAAAATCGAAAATGTATGGACGGAAAGAGGCGATTCTGACACATCAGTAGAATACACTCCAGCTGCTGAATGGTATACGAGTTCATTAGGAGCACTTACTGTTAACGGAAAGACAGTGGACATTACAGGTCCTACAATACCTGAACCAACGATTATACCGGAATACAATGAGCTCAATGGCAAGTTAATTGCGACTTATTACCCATTTGGTAATAATCCATCTCAACCATCTATTCCAAATACACCAATATACACTCCACTTCATGCATATTCTACAACAGAGCAAGTAGTTGGTAAATGGCTTGATAATAGTGATGTTTATGAATGTACTTACTTTTTTGATAGTGACTTAACATTACAAGAGAACACCTGGACTGATACCGGAATTGCTGTACCACTAGACACTAATAGATGCATAAAAGCTGAAGGTATACAGCCGGACGGAACATCTACTTGTATAATGGCATCAATTACGGGTACAAATATAACTGTACAAAGTACAAAAAATGGTGGCGATACTATAAAATATTTAACAATACAGTACACTAAACATGTACATCAGTTAGATAAATAACATAAATAAAGGAGGAAATTCAAAATGGAAGAAATAAATATAGGCAATCCGGAGCAGTTATCAAACTCCGAGAGAATGCTTTATAATATAGCTAATAACAGTTCTATATCAACTGATCCACCAAATTCAAGAGTTGAAAAATTACTTGAGCAGATAATGGAAAATAGTGGTTCATCGGCACTTAAATTTATAGGAATAACAACCACAGAAATTGAAGATGAATCAACCACTTCTCCTGTAGTTATAAATGGCGAGGAAGTAACACCTGATAATGGCGATATCGTATTTTATAATAAAGGTGAATATGTTTGGGACGGATCGAAATGGAGACTCCTTGGCGATAACATTACATATGCGTACTATACAGAGGATGCCACAGCGCAAAAGGCTGTTTTTTCTGGACAGAAACATTTTGAGATAATTGGCGATCCTCAATATTCTAATACATTTTCTAATGATTATAATTTTGCGTTTGGTACGTCTAATATTGTTAAAGGAAAAGGTGCTTTTGCAATGGGCACATCCAATACTGTATCCGGCGAGCATGCGATGGCACAGGGCATAAACTCATATGCAACTGGCGCGCAGTCTCACGCCGAAGGAGATGCTGTTGTTGCTGCTAATGCGCAAGCTCACGCGGAGGGACAGCAGACTTACGCAACTGGTGCACAGTCTCATGCTGAAGGATATATCACGCAGGCGAAAGGTACTCAGTCTCATGCCGAAGGAAATGCTACACAGGCGATAGGGTCATACGCTCATGCTGAAGGTCAAAATAGCAATGCACAAGGTGAAGCATCTCACGCTGAGGGACATGGTGCAAACGCTGTTAGCAAATATGCTCATGCCGAAGGATATTCAACAACTGCTCCCGGTGAAGGTTCACATGCCGAAGGAAATAGTTGCTATAGTATTGGTAATTTTTCACATGCCGAAGGAGATTCATGTTATAGTCCTGGTGGTGCCGCGCATGCAGAAGGTAGTGGAAGATATGCTGTTGGGCCTAGTTCTCATGCGGAGGGTGTTGGAAATTATTCGATCGAAGTAAAAGGAGAAGCCGCGCATGCAGAGGGTTATTACACTAAAACAGATGGAACCGCAGCGCATGCCGAGGGATATCAGACTTCAGCTACCGCTACAGGTGCACATGCCGAAGGACACTCAACGGCTGCATCTGGTAGTTATTCGCATGCCGAAGGATATCGGACGGGCGCAACTGCCGAAGCATCACATGCCGAGGGAACACAAAATAATGTTTCTGGAGAAAGTTCACATGCTGAAGGATTTGGTAACACAATTACTGCGCATTATTCCCATGCCGAAGGATCGAACAATACAATAAATTCACAGGCAAATATTTCGCATGTTGAAGGATATTATAACGTTGCGGATGCGATAGGAACTCATGTTGGCGGATTTTATAATATTGCCGGATCTAATTATCAAACTGTTATTGGTAAATTTAATGAATCCGATACTCATAGTACATATGCATTTATTGTCGGCAATGGAACCAGTGATAATAATCGACGTAACGGTTTTACTGTTAACTGGGATGGAACTGCTCAAGTAGGTAGGCCTCCTGTTAATGATATGGATATTGCCACAAAGAAATATGTGGATGATAATTCAGCAACTGTTCATCAGTCAATATCGGCGCCTACAGCATCAGATGGTAAAAACGGTGATATTTGGTATAAGATGTCTCAGCAGATAGATGTAGCATATACAGTTCTTGATAGTATATCGACAAATTCGGATTGGAGCAATACCGAAACGACTAATTATACGTCATCATCAAATAATATGATGTTTACAAAACCTAAAACGAATAATCCAAGTAGTTCTGATAGTGATTTTTACTGTCCTGAATTAGATGGATGGTCGTCATCTGATAGCATTGCTGTTGATATTACATTACCTAGTACTAGAGATATGAAAGGCCTTAATGACGGCGCGGCAATAATCGGTATATCACCTGGCGCAACCGGTATGGGTATAGGTTTGTACTTTATGCGATGGATAGAAGCACGATTTGCAAGTTCGAGTGAGCTTATAGAATATGAATCAGCTTCTGACATCACTGGTAGGCATACAATTGAATATAACAATTGTAGTCTTATATTAGATGGAACTACTGTTGCTAGCGTTACACCTGGCGAGCCGGCTACATATACCAGAGAAAATTTTGACCGTTGGGACATGTTCACCCACATGGGATCGACAATACTTACAATTCATTCAATAACGGTTACAAAAGGGTCAACTGTATATCATTTTATTCCAGTTAGAGCAGAGAAGGCAGCTGCTATCAATCAAACAACTGGCGAAATAACTCATAATAATCAGGTTCTTGGTTTATATTGCCGTGAGACTGGTAATTTTTATGCTAGAGGATTTAATGAAGATATTAATAATAATGAAAGTTGGAATAGTGGCGTTCACACATATGTTCCTATATACAGCCAAGATGTAAGCGGAATTGTTGACAATGTGTATGCGTCTAGTGAAGATCATTCAACGGATCCAATAAGTACAACATGGTATCCTCTATACACAAGTTACGGATTTACTGCTGGTAGTTCAACCGGTGAGGTCATTGGTACACCTGGCGAAGTTGAGGGAATAGATGCTGTATATACAAAGTATGACGGCGTTTGGTATGAAATTGAAGACAACAATACCACTTATACCGCAGGAGAAAATATTACCATAGATTCTAATAATGTGATATCTGCTACTATAAGCGGTGGAGGCGGAAGTGACGGCACTAGTACTCCATTTGTTATGGTAAATAGTTCAACTACGAGTCAGCATTGGGAGGCGTCTTTGCCAAATATAACCAGTATTTCAACTGGATTTACAGTTCTTGTGGCAAATATGGGTTCGGGCGTATACACTTCAGAAACTGTTGATTTTAATCTAACCTATAATGGCTCAGATTCCACAGGCGCGGTACCAGTATATGTATCCAAAGGCACAGGAGTATCAGAACGGCTTCTTGCAGGTAATACAACAGCTCCGGAAGTATTCATGCTTATGTTCTTCAAAGCTAATGAATATTCGATAAATGGAACTGTTCAAGCTGCATCAAAATGGGTTGTAGTAGGAATTTCATAAATAAAGGAGGTACTTAATATGACTAATAACAGAGATGCACCTTATGATAATTTTGAAAGCTACCTTATGAAAGAGATAGAGCTTGCAGGTTATAAACATTTAGACCGTAAACATACTCTAGAAAAGGTGCTTGAAGAATACCGTAAATTTAAGAACGGAGAAGGTATGACGAATGGTTGATATTAATTTATTAATTGCAATAGGCGGAATTATATTAACGCTGGTATTTTCAATTTTAGCAAATGTTAGAGCTAGTAAAACTAGTATAAAAGATGAAATTGAAAAAGCCAAAGCAGACGCCCATAAGCAAACAAGATTAGAAACAAAATTAGATGAGATATCTTCCGATACAAAAGATATTAAGTCTGATATACGGAATATGAAAAATGATATCGGTAGTATTAATGAGCGTTTAATTATAGTTGAACAGAGTACTAAATCGGCGCATCATAGAATAGATGCTTTAACTAGCGATAAGCAGCCATAATTTGACGGAGGTGATTGTATGAATGAATTTAATAAAAAGTGGTTAAAAGCCGCTGGTATAAGAGCTATTAAAACCATAGCGCAGGCAGCCGTAGCATATATAGGCACCTCTGCTGCGATGGGTGATGTGAATTGGACAAAGTGTTTATCGGTATCTATTCTTAGTGGTATATTGTCTCTATTAACAAGTATTGCTGGATTACCTGAGTTAAAAGAAAATGATATTAATGGAAATCTCATTGTGAGTTCAAACGCAAATGAAGAATTATTATCACTTGAAATAACTCCAGAGCAGTTAAAAGGTATTGATACCCATAACGAAATGACATTTAAGGTTATCCACAAGTAATTAAAATTATTTCCTATTATTAGGAGAATATGGCCTCGGTGAAAACTGGGGCTATATTTTTTGTCCCTTCGCGCAATAAACAACACATATAGTGAAGTAAATAACAATTTAAGGAGATTTATTATGGATAAGAATATTAATGAAAACAATGAATTGAAGGAAGAAATTAAATCATTGAAGGAGGAATTAAAGGAAATGAAAGAGATTCTATCGAGAATAAATTGGCAGAATGCAGTTATTATTGAAAAGTTAGGAGGTAGATAACATGAAAGACCCGAGCAAGTCTATAAACTGCTCATATATTTTTTGTCCCTTCGTGAGATGAGCAATGGGTATTATGAGAAGTAAGTAAAAGATCAAAGCACCTATGCTTAAATAGGAGAAAGAAGGAAGTTATGGAAAAGAATAAGAGCAAGGACAGTTGGTACAGCAACTGTTTAATTGAGGCCATAAAGGCCAAAATTAAATGGGGGAAGAAAGTGAAGGTAGTTTTCATCCCCGCAAAAAGAAACGAAAACTACTGTCCACATTTTATGTGGATTGATTTAGTGGGAAATAATATAAAAGATTTCCACGCAGAAGTAGGGTACCAAGAGAAATGGTACAACTTTTTTATATTTAAAGGTCACATACGATGCCGCCCGTATTCAGTCTACGAAAGATGGCTGAATAGTGGTATTTGGTCGTAGTGACAAGACCTGAGCAAGTCTATAAACTGCTCATATGTTTTTTGTCGCGCCAGAATCAATCCTTATGATAGAAAGGAGGTCTTTATTATGAAAAACAATTTTAAAAAGACCATTAAGGTAATAGCAATAATAGGAGCTTATATTATAAGTATGATAGGCTCGGCAATTATAGGATCTGCTATAGCCTTAGCGGCAGAAGAAAAAGTTAAGAAAGAATTAAAGACGGAAGTAAAAACAGAAGTAAAGGAAGCGAAGACGGAAAGAAGTAATGAAAAAGTAATCATTGGGTTCGCAAGAACTGAGTAGTGATTAGGACCAGGGCAGGTCTATAAATGCCTCATCTACCTTTTTTGTCTTCAGACCCGAGCAAGTCTATAAACTGCTCATATTTTTTTTGTCGTGCCAGAATCAATGGTTATGATAGAAAGGAGGTACTTAATATGAATAACGAAGAATTAAAGAATAAACTGAGGACTGAAATAGAATTGCTTAATATTAAGATGCTTATGAATTTATTTTCAGGGCATACTAAGGAAGCAGAAGAAGCAAAAGAAAAAAGGAATCAGAAGATAAAGAAATATGTGTCGTTAAAATAAGGAGGTACTTAATTATGAATGAGAAAGAAATAATTGATAAAATAGTGGAATTGAGAAAAGAGAGTCTCAAATCCGTTATGCGCGGAGATTTAGTCAAATCTGAGACGTGTGATAAAGAAATTAAAAGACTTCAAGCTATATATTGGAGTAAAGAAAAGAAAAAGTAATTAAACAGACCTGGGCAAGTCTATAAACTGCCCATATATTTTTTGTCGTGGAATAAACAATACGTATAATGAAGAGAATAAATTGGCATCTATGCCTTAAATAGGAGAAAGGAATTATTATGAACGAGGAAGAAAAATATATAAAAATGGTAATAAACAAGCTAAACCTCGAAAAAATCGAGGCAGAGAATGCGGGCGACACGGATGAAGTCCGCTACATAAAATGGAAACTAAAAACTTGGTTAAAAGAGTTAACCAAGTTAAAAAAGTAATTAAACAGACCCGAGCAAGTCTATAAACTGCTCATATTTTTTTTTTCGCGATGAGATCGACCCCTATAATGACGTAGGATGAGTCCACAGGCTGGTAACAGTCGGGCAGGGGTTGACACCCATGAATAGTTCAATGGTAGAATACCATTTGAAATGATGGAGACGTAGTTTCGAAGACTACAAGTCCTATGTTTTTTGTCCCTCGTGAGATAAACAATTGATATAGTGAGAAGTAAATAAAATTTGGCACCTATGCCTGTAAAATAGGAGAAAGAGGTTTTATATGAATAAGGAATTTATTGCAGATTATAAAAAGTTAAAGGAACTCGACGAGGAATTTGAGTTCGAAATTGAAGATGGCACAGCGTACTACCAGATAAGACAAAAGTACGATTATAGGATCCTGTTTGGAAAGGATCTGAAAACAGCGATGGCATACATTGCCATCAGAAATGAAGATTTGGACATGGTTAAAAAAGCATTTGATGCTAACCATGAGTTATGGGAAGAAATATTCGGCGATTCAGCCGAAAACGTCGAAGTATTAGAAGTCTTCGGCGATAATAGCATTCTGTGTAAAATTCACACAGAGCGTGACTACGATACAGTAGTCAGAGTTTGTTCCTACGTAGAGTGGGAACCAGAGGGCTTTGATGGTTGGCCCGCGTGGCAGATACGTGTATGGTAATAACTATCAAGACCTGGGTAGGTCTATAAACTGCCCATATATTTTTTGTCGCGTAATGAACAATGGATATAGTGAAGTAAATAAGTAAGTAAAGTTTTTATGGCACCTATGCCTGTAAAATAGGAGAAAGAGGTAAATTATGTATTATATGAGTGATGTAGCTGATATGATGGCTACAGAAAAAGAAGAATATGAGTCTTATTGCAGACGCAAAAAAGAAAAGGAGGATATAATTAGATCTCTCAAAGAGGAGATTGAATATTACAAGAAAAAAGAGAATAAAAAGAAGCTGAGAGAAGCAGAAAAGATGCTGAGAGCAATCGAAGCATACGAAGATTAATTAACAGACCCGAGCAGGTCTATAAACTGCTCATATAGTTTTTGTCGCAGTCAAATCAATCCTTATAATGGAATAAAAACTAAGGAGGATTTAATATGAAGAAAAATATGAAGAAGAAATGGAAGGAATTCAAGGAAAACTTGGTAATCTGTTTGCTCCTGTTTGCACTGTGGTTTGTCGCATTATTATATGTAACTGATAATAATGAAGACAATACCGTACAGTACTATCAGGATGCACAGACAGGGGAGTATTGTCCTGTTGATCTAGATGAATGATTCCATGGACCTGAGCAAGTCTATAAACTGCCCATATTTTTTTTTAGTCGCGAAATGTGCAATGCATATAATGAAGAAATAATAAACCTAAAGGAGGATTAGATATGACAGTGCAAGAATTAGGATGGCGTTTGACTAGAATTATAGTGATCATGATCGAAGCGATCATGGGTATAACCGGAATTATTCAGCCAATGCTCTAAAAGAAAGGTTATTAAAAAAACATAGCTGTTGATATTTCAATGGCTATGATTTTTCTCGCGCAATAAACAACACATATAGTGAAGTAAATAACAATTTAAGGAGGACAGAATTATGAACAAACTACAATTCATTAAGGAACTATTTAAGACTATTATTATTGGTACTGTTGCGGCAGTACTATTAATAAGCGTCGTACCGACACTAATTGCAGTGTTTGAATCATATTTCTAAAAAGGAGGTTATTTAAAAAACATAGTCGTTGAGATTTCAATGGCTATAGTTTTTGTCGTATAATAAACAATGCATATAATGAAATAAAAACTAAAGGAGGATTTTAATTATGGATTGGGAATGGAAAATAGCCTGGGTAATTTACTGCTGGTTATCGCTAGCGGGTAAATTTACAGGGCTGATTCACCTGTAAATCTAAACAGACCCGAGCAAGTCTATAAACTGCTCATATTTTTTTCGCGTTAGGATCGAAGCTTATAATGGAAATAATAACAATTTTAAAGGAGGAAATAATATGAAAATATTGAATTTTATGAAGGAGCTGTTTAAGACAGTTATAATAGGTGGAGTGGCCTTAATGGTCGTTCTATCTATTATACTATTGTGTAACGGCTTCGATTGGTATCAGTATTGGAAATTGTTCTAAAAGAAGTTAAAAAAAAAGAAACCTATAGTCGTTGATATTTCAATGGCTATAGTTTTTGTCGTGCCAGAATCGATGGTTATGATAGAAAGGAGGTACTTAATATGAATGAAGAATTAGATAAAGAGATGAAAGAGACATATGGTAAATTTATTGAATATACTGTAGACCACATCTTTGATACCAATGACAGCGATGTAAAGAAAAATGCCAGAATTCTATATGATAATTATGATAAAGCATATAGAGAATTCAGACAGTCATACATCGAAAAATATGGTGAAGATGTAGTTGTAAGATGCGCAGCTATAATTCATAAACATGCAACAGGACGTCTCGCTGAGTACAAGTAACCTCACAGACCTGGGTAAGTCTATAAACTGCTCATATTTTTTTCTCGTGTCAGAATCGGTACCTATAATGGAAAGGAGGTGCAATATGGCACTAGATATATTAGGAGCATTAAACAGGGTGTTAAAGTTACGCTCAGATGAAAAGCTCAAAGAATTAGGAGATAAAGGAGGTGAATATTATGACTTGTGGGTTAACTACTCACCTGGAAAATCATCAGATAAAGAATGGAAGGAAATTCGTCGCATTCTGTCAGATATATCTGGATATTCATTATGGGATATTCAGTCAGGTAAATGGCGTATGTTAGACGGAACCATGACTATATCGATGGTTTCTAAGGAGGATTTGGAGAACCTCAAAAGTCATGAAGGTAGATACCTTCTTATCAAAGAGGCTTTTAAGCAGGATTATGTGTCCTGTCTGAGCAGCATTAAGACACCTTTTTAATGCTGTAACTATAGTCTTATCCGAGGCTATAGTTTTTATCGCGTTAGAATCCATTCTTATAATGGAAATAAAAAAAATAAATTTCAAGGAGGAATTATGGACATGAACATCAAGAGATTTTATGTTTACGCACCATCAGTAAAAGAAGGAGGTGAGCGTATTAGAGAGCTTATTAAAGATATTAATAAGGCTAAGAAAGATATGAGGTATAGTTATGCCACAAATATTAAAGTGAATCTAAACGGAGGCTTATATACAAGAGCCATCGAGTTAGAGAGAATAGATAGTATTAAAGTGGTTAATAACGAGCTGAGGATCAATCTCTTAGCTAGAGTTAGAAGAGACAATGAGCACTACGAACTCATCGATAAGGATGCAACAGTTGGTATCCCTATTAGATGGATTGACAGCGTGGAAGTAGATGTCATTGAATAATTATTCCACAGACCTGGGTAGGTCTATAAACTGCCCATATTTTTTTATCGCGTTAGAATCCATTCTTATAATGGAAATAAAAAATAAATTTCAAGGAGGAAATTATTATGTTAGTACAGAGATTTCATACTACTATTACATCAGTAGAAAAAGGAGGTGAAGAAATTAAAAAACTCATCACTAATGTAGAAAAGGCAAAGAAAAGCATGAAGTATTATCATGCAACAAGTGTTAAGATAGACTTTGTTGGTGTTCTATATACAAGAACAATCAACTTGGATAAAGTCGACAGCATAAAAGTTGCAAAAGATAAGTTAAAGATCAGCTTTTCTGCCGTTATCCGTGATGAGGATAGATCACTTAAAGATAAGGATACAACTATCACCATACCGTTAAAGATGATTGATAGTATTGAAACGGAAGTTAGAAGTTATTTTTAATTTCCAACAGACCCGAGCAAGTCTATAAACTGCTCATATTTTTTTATCGCGTTAGGATCGAAGCTTATAATGGAAATAAAATAAATTTAAAGGAGGATTTTATATGTTACAATTAGTCATAAGCCTATGGGGCTGGTTCCTGGGAGCAGGACTCATTGGATTATTTGCGATTACCGGATGGGTACTAGTCGCAATAGCACTTGTGAGGTTTATTGTTGTACGCATAACAGCGGCGGCAAAAGACTTCAACAGTGATGTTGAAAAAGCTAGAAAGAGAAGGGAGGTAAATGATAAATGAGTACAGGAGTAGCAATGATTCTTATAGGAATTATACTGATTGTTTGTGGATTCTCAAATAGAAATAAGTAATTGATATTTCCACAAAGCAAAAACATAGTCGTTGAGATTTCAGCGGCTATGCGTTTTATAGTCGCGTCCGAATCGATGCTTATAATGGAAACTAAATAATTGGCACCTATGCCGTATAAGAATAGGAGAAAGGATTCAATTATGAATGAAGAAGTAAAGAAGGAAACAGAGGAAAAGAAGGAAGAAGTAAAGGAAGTACAGGGAAATGAAGTTAAGAAGGATGAAACAACAGAAAAGCCTTCAAAGTCATTCCTCGAAACCATTGGCACTATCTGGAATAGTAAGCCAGTTAAGTTCGTAAGAAAGACCGTTAAGGTAACATTGATTACCGGTGCGGCTTTAATCGGAGTAACTGGAGCTGCTAAGGCCGGATGCACCATGGCTTTAGAGGATCATGATGCAAAGGCTTCTGGCGAATCACCGGAAGAAATTCCTGATGAGATTCCAGAAGAAGTTCCTGAAGAAACTGAAGAAATTCATGATGATTCAGAAAGCTAATTGATTATTTAGTAACAACAGAAAACATAGTCGTTGATATTTCAACGGCTATGCGTTTTACGAAAGGAGAGATAATGGTTAAAAGTTTTAATTCTATCATAACTATAGAAGTAGGTTCTACGTCTATACTAGATGCTAAAAAAATATTAGATAAACATACATGGGTATTAAAAGATATTTCACTGTATTATGAGGTTAGTTATACAGATGATGATGCAGTTAATGAAATGACAGCAGACCCTAATATAAGTTTTAGAGAGTATATGAATAAAAGGGAGCAATCTACCAGCTATCACGAGTTTGTATTTAATTCACCTAATAAGGATAAACTTTCAAGTATAATGGAAGAATTTTGTAATAATGATATTCCTGTTAGGTTTTACTTATATGATGAAAGTTGTTATCCCAAGCTAAATGGTCCAGGTATACCTAGTAATAAATCGAAGGAATCCATCGAAGAAGCTCTTGAAAAAGAAAAGGCGAAACATCCAGAATTATGGATAAGAGAGGAGGTGATACAATGATTACAGAATCTATAACATTTGCAACAGAAGAAGATGCATGGGAATTCTTACAAGATCTTAAGGAAATTGCAGCAGAGAAAGGATATTGTTCTCTAGGAGATTTCTTGAGAAAAGTTAAGTATCCAGATATTAAGGCAGAGTATGATGATATGGGATGGACATCTTCAGCATTAGAATTATGTTGTACAAACATTGCGAGTTATGGTTGGTACTTAGATATGGTACCATGCAATCCAGTGTAAATGATATTCGCGTTGGAATCGAAGCCTATAATAGAGGTGATATAGTCGTTGATATTTCAATGGCTATGGGCTTTTTCGTTTTCAAATCAACCCATATAATGGGAGTTAAAAAATTAAAATACGAAAGGAGAGTCAGCTATGACAAAAGAAGAAGTAATGGATTATATTTATGAAAAGAAAGAAAAATTTGAGGAGAAGTGGAACTCATGGGAAGGTAGAAAGCCTTTTATGAGGTACTGTACCTATGTCGGAGCATTATTATTCGGATACGGTTGCGGTAAAGCAGTTGTGAAGAGTAAGTGCGACGACGAACTCGAAAAGATGGCCAAGAAAGCTAGTAGTGAAATTACTCTTAGAAGTAATATAGCTTATCTTAATGGCAGACATGACGAGGCAGTAAAGATTTATAAGGAGCAGATTAACGAGATAAAGGAGAAGAACAATGATACTAACAACATTTAATGCGTTTATGGTCAAGCATGCGGCAACGATTCTTACGTTTACAGGCGTTGCCACAGGTGTTGGCGCAGCTGTAATAGCAGTCAAAGAATCCGAAAATGCTGCTAAGATCATCGATGAAGCGAAGGAAAAAGCAACAAGCAAATCAGATAGAATTATTAAAACTGTATTTGCTACTATTAAAGCTTACAAATTTTCCATTCTCACCGGTGGATTGGCTATACTCCAGATCGCTATAGGCCATAAGATTGCATTGAATCGATTGGCAACAGCAGGAGCGGCAGCGTATTTATACAAGAATAGATACGAAGATTTGAAGTCAAAGGTTGATAATGTATTAACCGATAAGCAGAAGACTGAGATTCGTGAGTCTATTGCCAATGAAGCTGTTGAAAAGGTTAGCGATGATGTTCCAAGAGAGACTAAGATATGCAGAGATGAAGAAGATCTTGCAAATGTCAAGACTTTTGTATTGGAAGATTTATCAACATCTGAAAAGCCGTTAAAATTCAGAGCCACTCTTAGAGAGGTCGAGAAGGCAGAAGCAGAGATATCATCAACTATTAGAAATGAACATTCTGTTTCTATATGTGAAATAACTAATCTACTCGGTCTTGGAAGTGTTGATGGTCCTGTCGGGGAACTGGAAATATGCGCTGGATCGGTTGGACTCACTGGATCATACAAAGACAATTTTGAGTTCAATCGTACAATTGCGGAAGACCAAAGGACTGGAGAGTATATAACGTTCTTAAGCTTTCCTGCAGAACTTAATATGCCGCATGGCAGTTGTTGGAGTATGTAGTCGCGTCAGAATCGATGCTTATAATGGAAACCAAATAAATTATATATTATGAAAGGAGAGTTAATTATGACAAGAAAGGAAGCAGTTAAGGCGGCAATTAAAGGCACCGTACGTTTAGGTCTTGAATACTCGAAAAGAGTAGGATTGGTCGTTGGCGTAAGCGGAGTAGTTTTAATTGGCATAGCCTTGATTAAGCCAAATTTCTACAAGGATATTGACCAGAAGTAATAAGTAGAATTTGGTAACAAAAAAAACATAGTCGTTGAGAGATCAATGGCTATGGGCTTTATTAAAGGAGGAATAATGGAAGAAAAAAATATTCCAAGGAAAGAACCAGTAGTAAAAAATGATGTGAGAGAAAAGAAACAAACCTTGACTGAGGTACTAGGAGTATCACCAGCAAAGGTTTTATTTTCTGGATTTTTTAGAAAATTTATAATTCCAGAAGGCAAGGCACTTATATTAAAAGCCGGAACATTTTTATTGTCTAACTTTTTATATAATGGTCAGGGCCGCTCGAACATTAATCAGTCTGAAGGAATGTATAGATTTGGTCAGGGTGGTTATGTAAATTATACAGGTTACACAACATCTCAATTAAGACCGTCGTATGCATCACAGATAGGAAATGACAGCTTTCGATTACTCGAATATACAGATGAAGGAGATGCAGAAAGCGTTCTTTCAGGACTATTAAATGATATTGTTAATTATGGTTACGCAACGGTATTAAGTTATTATGATTACTCAAGGAGGACAGCTCCATATACAGCCGATAAATATGGTTGGAGAAATCTTAATGGCGTTGAGGTTCATGCATCACCAGGTGGCTGGATAATTGATTTACCAGACCCAGTTAGAATATAATACAAAGGAGAATAAATTATGATAGGATTAGCATTTATAATTAAAGCAGGATTTTTTATAGCAGGAGTAGTACAGGCAGCAGCTGCAGTAACTGAGATTAAGACTGCAAAAGTATTAGAAAAGAATGAAGTTCCTCAGATTGATGATAGTGATATTAAAAATGAGGAAGTAAAGAAGCAGGTAAAGTATCTTAATGATGTATCTGAAGAATATACAAACAATAGTATAGGTCTTTGCAAGGGTAAGGCACTTCTGTCAGCAGGAATTTCTATGGAATGCTTCTTTGAAACATATGTTTGGAGGAATTGTATTCTAAGTGCACCAATGAGTTTTAAATTACCATTTGCAATAGTATCTGTAGCAATGGTATGCTTCTCTCTTATTAATTACAAGAAAGAGATTGAGAACTATAAAGAAGTTAAGAATGCATATAAGAATAATTCTGCAGATAATTCAGATACAGAAGAAATTGATAATTATCAGGAGGTATAATATATATGAATATAGTTAATTTATTAAGACCAATTGGAATGTTTGCAAAAAATCACGCACCAGAGATATTATTGGGCTTTTCGACAGTTGCTACAATAGGTGGCATTGGATTTATGATTAAAGATGCAGACAAGGCTATAGCTGTTATTGACAGAGAGAAGGAACGTAGAGCTTCTTCTAAGAGAAAGATGTTAGATGCTAGAGAAGGTAAGGCTACATATTCTCGTATGGCTTGCATTAGAGACCATTTTACATCTCACGTAAGAACTGTTCTTGGCGTAATTAAGGCAGAGTGGAAGGGTATTTTATGTTTTACACTTGCAGGAGTATGTAAGTATGGATGTTACGCACTTCTTTCACATGAGATAAGTAGATTATCCAGTGCATATAACGCTGTATCCGCTGCATTTGCTACTTATAGACTTAGAGTAGCAGAACTTATCGGTGATGAGAAGGAAAAGGCACTGTACGAAGGTAAGGAAGTAACAGCAAATATTGATGGCGTAGAAAGAAAAGTAGGTCCATCTGATTATTGTGTAGATTTCGCTACAAGATATTGTGCTGAGAATGTTTCATGCAACTTCGATGTTCACGATCCTATGAGCAATTATGTTCACTTCAATCAGACATGTCAGAGAGTACTTGAAAACTTATTCTCACGTACAGATCATGTTGTAACATTAGGCGAACACTTAAGAGAGCTTGGATTTAATACAAGAAATAGCCAGTTCACCGATGCCGATAAGTGGGGATTATATTTAACTCCAGATGAGTGGACTAGACTTAGAGAAGCTTACGAAGAGTTACCTCACAAGAATATAGTTGATGTTTATAAGAAGGCCGGAGTTGTTAAGAAATTCTGGACAGTTGATGATAACGATTTGCAGAACTTCTTAAAGACAAATGAATTAAATCTATTCCCAGATAGCATTTCTTACTTACCTGCTGTTTATAATCAGTATGGTAAGAAAGATTATGCTGTAGCTGTATAAGAAAGGAGAAGTTTATGTTAAAAGAAATACTATTAGTAGTTGGAGGAGCGGCCATTGGATTTACCACAGGATGGTTTATAAAAAAGTATAAAGATGATGCCGCTGCGTTCAAGAAAGAGCTTGATTTTAATACTCAGTACCTTGAGTTAAGAGAAAAGTATTATGCAGCTCTTAAGATATTACATACGAACGGTCTTGATGATGAATTAAATAAGGAAAAGACTGAAAATATTGAATCTCAGGAAGCGATAGATACAAAGTGCAACGAAGCCATGAAATCTATAAAAGTGTATAGAGGAGAAGTCGTTGAGCCTCCAAAGGACCGTCCCACGCACGAGGATACTAAATGCAGTACAGAGTTCCCTAAAGAATGTGGCGGAAGACCTTATATTATCGACTCAGAGAAGGTTGGAGAGGGAGGCTTCAACCAGGTTACATTATGCTATTGGAAGGGTAACAAACAGCTGGTAATGTTGGATAATGATAAAGGCTGTGAAGTTATAGCCAATGATTTATTGAACGCTATTGGAGAAGATAATCTTAATATGGCAATTGCTGTTCATGAGCATTGTAATAATACTGGTATATTTGATAATGATTATATTTGGGTACGTAATCCAGATGATTATATAGATTATTATGTAACAGTATGTGATTGTTCTTATTTACCTTCTGAGGTTGAATGGCAGAGTAGTACAAAGCCAGAAAATGCCGTACATCAGATAAGAGAAGAGGAATGGGAACGTCAGGATGTTTATATTCGCGATGGACAAAGAATAGCCATACCTAAACTGCACCTTGCATATTTTACCGAATCCGGAACGGTATATGACGAGGATCAAGGAATATACTATAATTCTGCAGAAGAATTAAAAGAATTCATAGGAATAAAGAGTATCTATGAAATAGGTAACTTAAATGATGGCGATTCATACTTCTATAGAAATGAATACCACAAGTTTGATTTCGAGTTCAGAATATTATATCACGATCAGGAAAAATATTTATTAGATCATTATGATAATTTGGCAGACTTATCAAATAATTTCTTAGAAGATTCATTAGGTGTTCAGTAAAAAGGAGGAAATGTTAAATGAAAGCAAATAATAAAAAGATTAAAGCAGGTTCATTATGTAAGTTTAGACAGGGTACGTTTGAATTCGCGGACCCACATTATGCATATGTAAGATTTGGTCCAAAGGTAATAACATATGATGGAGTTTTAAATAATAAAGAAATATCTCCTAAATATACCGAGCCATATCTTACAAAAATACCATTACGTGAGGTAGAGTATTTTTATGAACTTAATGCAAACGATGAAACAGTAAATAAACTCAGTGAGCCGAAACCAGGATGCAAGGTAGAAGTAAAGCCATTTCGTCTTGGAGATAGAGTACTTCGTGGCGGATATATCGCAGTATTTGATGACTATAAGACCATTGTACTTCCATCTGAGTTTAACGTATTAGCATAGGAGGACAAATGATAGTTAAACCTTTTTATTGCAGCCATTGCGGAAAATATAGATGGCGCAGAGAAATAAGAAGTGAATATTCTAGAGTACAGGGACAAATAATTCATAAGTGCAAATATTGTGATAGAGTAGTTGTCTCTGTAGCAGATTATTTAAATAAAACATTAAGAGAAATAGAATCTAGAAAGGAATAAAATTATGAAAGATATTACAAATGGCGAAGCAGTGGCTGTTCTTAAGATTATGAGAACCGATATTTCTAGAATGCCAAAAGATACTTTTAATGAAAATAGAATTATAGCACTTAATAAGGCAATAAAGTTACTTAAGGTTGCGGCCGAAAAGGAGAGAGCTACCAATCATGAAAACGTTAAAGGAACTACAGTATGATTTCTTCATGTACGAATATAATATTATAACAACAGAAGAAACATACGATAAGAAAGGTGCCAGAGAAATTTGTACGTTATTAAATTTGGAACCCTTTATCCCATCTAATAAAATGGATGATGCTAGAATCGATGAGATAAAAGCATTAAAAGAAAGATTTCAAATTGATAATGATTTAACAAATGATGAAATAAAAATGTTAAT